CTCCTCAGGCATCAAAGATGAAGATTAAACTTCCTCCTACACAAGGTAATGAGACTATCGGTGGAGAAGAAGAAGTATATCCTAACATAGCCACAGAAGAAACTATGTTAAATAATCTATATCATACCCTATCACAAGATAACAAATCAACATTCATGGAAAAGCTAAGAACAGAAGATGGTTTGACAGAGCTTCTTCAGTTTGCACAAGAACAGGGGCTATGAGATGGTAAGTATCATTAAACCAATAAGAGGTACAGCAGGAGAAGTGGCTTTAACGAATGCCAACACTGTTAGCAATGCAACTTTAATCAGGGTGATTAATACGGGAACTGGAACAGCTTTTCTTAATCTTGCAAACACAACTGCTGTATATGCAAACATAACGCTACTTGCAAACTCTGTTACATTCATCACTAAAGATCCTACTGATACTGCAAACGGCGCGGTTTCTACAGTAAGAGCTGCAGCAATAGCTTATAGGGACTAATCAAATGAAACTCATCACAGAAGTAACAGAACAAGTCAAGTACATCACAGAAGAAGGTTCCGAAGGCGGCAAGAGCCTCTATATCGTGGGTCCTTTCCTTCAGGGTAATGTGACTAATCGTAATAAAAGATATTACGACACAAGCATATTAGAAAAAGAAGTCAACAGATACGTCAAAGAAAATGTTGACAAAGGCAGAGCATACGGTGAATTGGGTCATCCATCAGGTCCTTCTATAAATCTAGAAAGAGTCTGCATGATGATCAAATCTCTCCATAGAGAAGGCGATAGTTTTATCGGAAAAGCGAAGATCACTGATACTCCATACGGAAATATCGTTCGGAGCTTGATCGCTGAAGGTGCCGTGTTAGGTGTATCTTCTAGAGGTATGGGTTCATTAGTAGAAAAAAGTGGTGTCAATCATGTACAGGATGATTTTTATCTCGCTACAGCAGCAGATGTCGTAGCAGATCCATCAGCGCCGGACGCATTCGTCAACGGTGTGATGGAAGGTGTGGAATGGGTATGGAATAACGGCGTTCTCAAAGCGAAAGAATTAGAGAGCGCTAAGAAACATATCGATGAGGCTGCTCGTAAAGTTTCTAAGAAAGAACTCGAAGAAGCAAAAATTAGAGTATTCAACCATTTTCTTTCAAATATATAATTTTATAAATATTTAAAATAAATCAAGGAGTATCATAATGTCTGAACACGATTTAAACCAAAACGAAGAAGCTGATGCAGCATCAAATATGGCTACCATCGCTTCAAAACCAACCGGAATCTCACGTTCCGACTTGATCGCAAAGATGGTCGCTTATGCATCATCTTTAGACAAGGAAACACTAGCACAAGCAGCTGAAACAATCGGAATGTCACCAGATGACATTTACAACAGCAATAAAGCGGCTACATCAACCGGCGACAATTCTGCAAAGAATAAAGCTTCTGTCAATTCTTCTAATGCTGCTCCAGCTCAACCAATGACTACAGTAAAAGAAGACCTTGCATTGATTTTTGGAGATTCAACTGATCTTTCAGAAGACTTTAAGCTCAAGATTAATACACTCTTTGAAGCAGCAGTTTCAACAAGAGTTTCTATCGAAACAACAAAGCTAGAAGAATCTTTTGAAGAAGCCGCTTCAGAACTTCAGACCCAATTCGAAACAGATCTAGAAGAATCCGTAGAAAAGATTCAAAGTGAAATGTTAGAAAACGTAGATAATTATATTAACTACGCAGTAGCAGAATGGATCTCAGAAAATAAGCTCGCAATCGAGTCTGGCATCAGAACAGAAATTGCTGAATCTTTCATGCTAAACCTTAAAAATGTTTTTGAAGAACATTATATCGATATTCCAGAAGACAAAGTAGACGTTGTAGAATCAATGGCAGCTGAACTCGAAGAGATGAAGTCACGCCTCAATGAGACTACAGAGAGAAATATTGAGCTTTCTAAGGTTGTAAACCAGAAGGAAGTCGAAGATATCACTACTACTTTTGCTGAAGGAATGACTGACACTCAGAAGGATAAGTTCGTCAAATTGACCGAATCTATTAACTATTCTGATTCAGCTGAATTTCGTAAGAAAGTTTCAATCATCAAAGAAACATACTTCCCTACAAAGAGCGAAGTAAAGGTTACTGAGGATCAGCTTCTTAACGAGAGCGTAGAAGAGCCAGAAAAAGCTCCTTACGTTGATCCATCGATGAATAACTATGTTGCTTCAATTTCTAGAACTCTTAAAAAGTAATCTATTATAAATAAAATTACATAAACTCTAAAAGGAGATACAAATGATCGGTTTTAATGAAGAATTAATCTCAAAGTGGAAGCCAGTTCTTGAGCATGGTGATCTTCCAAGAATCACTGATGCACATCGTCGTAATGTGACTGCTACTCTACTTGAGAACACAGAAAAGGCAATCAGAGAAGCTGGCGGCGGTTTTGGCCAACAATCACTTCTCGAAGTTGCAACCAACTCAGTTGGCGCATCAGGTTACACTGGGAATGGCGGATCAGGCGTTGCTGGTTATGATCCAATCCTAATCTCACTCATTCGCCGTGCAATGCCTAATCTTGTTGCTTATGATGTCTGCGGCGTTCAGCCAATGACTGGTCCAACAGGACTAATCTTTGCAATGAGAGCTAACTACGCTAACTCATCTGCTAGAGGCACTGAAGCATTATACGACGAAGCAAATACAATGAAGTCCACTGATCAGTTCGCTGGTGTTGGTACTGCAGGTATTGGCGGCAATAACGTTGGTACATCACCAACAGGTTCTGCTTCAACATACAACTTCAAGGGCGGCATGGGAACTGACGTTTCTGAAGCACTTGGTGTTTCAGCTGAGTCCTTCCCAGAAATGGCCTTCTCAATCGATAAGGTTACTGTTTCTGCTAAGTCTCGTGCGCTAAAGGCAGAATACACGATGGAACTTGCTCAGGATCTTAAGGCTGTTCATGGTCTAGATGCTGAAACAGAACTTGCTAACATCCTACAGACTGAAATCCTTGCAGAAATCAATCGTGAAGTTGTTCGTACAATTAACCTTTCAGCCGTTGCTGGTGCTGCTACTGGTACGACTACTCCTGGTACTTTCGACCTTGACACTGACTCAAACGGTCGTTGGTCAGTTGAAAAGTTCAAGGGTCTTATGTTCCACCTTGAAAGAGAAGCTAACCAAGTTGCTAAGGACACTCGTCGTGGTAAGGCAAATATCGTAATCTGTTCTTCAGACGTTGCATCTGCTCTTCAGATGGCTGGCGTACTTGATTACACACCTGCTCTTAATTCAAACAACATGCAGGTTGATGATACTGGCAATACATTCGCTGGTGTTCTTAACGGTCGCTTCCGTGTATACATCGATCCATATACCACAGGCAACTATATGACTGTTGGTTATAAGGGTGCTAACGCATTCGACGCTGGTATCTTCTACTGCCCATACGTTCCTCTACAGATGGTTCGTGCGGTTGGCCAAGATACATTCCAGCCAAAGATTGGATTCAAGACACGTTACGGAATGGTCGCAAACCCATTCGCTCGTAGCGTTCAAGGAACTCCAAACGTTTCTGACGGTACAATCACTGTTGGTACAAACGCTTACTATCGTAGAGTTCTTATCACTAACATCATGTAATAAGAAGCAAGGTCAACTTGCTCATACTAAAAAAGGGGGCTTCGGCCCCCTTTTCTTTTATCCATTTCCCTTACTAGTGTATTCATGTACTCGTTTAGGTGATTTGATCATCTGTTTAATCTCTTCCATGTGCTTTAATTGAATATAATGAAGGAAGACATACATCTTATCTGACGTGCTCCAATCCTTTGTATTCTCAATAAAATGATCTGGAACTAATTGTTTAAGATTTTCTACATATTCTTCTGTTGTCATTTTGTATCCTTGTAAAGCCAATAATAAAAAATATCTGCCATCTGACAAACTTCTTCGCTTGTCATAAGCTTGCCCGTAACAGTCTCTTCGGGTGTAATTAAAATCTCATTCATATGCTTACACCATTCAATTGACTTGTCCAGAGCCCATTGCTTATTCCAAAGGCGTTCTTCACGTTCCTTACGAGCAGCACGATCTGCTGATGTTTCCATATCATTTTCCGTCATTGTGTCACTACCTTCTTCCATTGTTTATCTTTTGGCCTAATCCAGAGCTCACCGTCCTCACCTACCGCCATCGATACCTGCTTATTGGGGTCACTGCTACCGCTTGTAAAAATTGAAATAGGGCTGTTTTCGTAATAAGGGCCGTTGATCTTCTCGCTCTTCTTAGTAGTACCCGTGAGAGTCAGGCTTATTACATGATCTGGTGGTGCCTGAGAAGCAGCTGCTGTTCTCACACCCTCAGTAATTAGAGCTGCTGGTGCAAGAGGTAGAAATGCAAAAAATTTACGTCTGTTCATTTGTTTATCCTTTTCTAAGGCCAGTAATGTTTGCCTAATATAACAATGTTATAACGATAACCTTTATTTGCCTCAATGTACTTTTTATTTCCGTACCTGCTTATCCTAAGAACTTTTGTAATTCTAAAACACCAACCTTTCGGATCAACATTATATAATCTCCAATAATAAAAAGGACCAATATATGTCATTCTATAATGATTTTTTAAGCAATTAACAGCCCACCAGATCCGCAATTTTAGGCATGTGGTTAGAAACAAGATCAGCAAATTTAGGTATAGGCGAGAGAAATATTTCATTCATAATACTCAAAGTCATGATGTTCACACCAAGGAGTATGAACATGCTCGGTTGATAATGTAAATGCCAATGCAACGATCAGCATTAACGGCGAAAGAAAAACTCCTAATAATCTCATGCTCATAGCTTTACGATCTCCAATCTATCTTTGTTAACTTTCATATTAACGAACCTATCTGTCTCGTACATACCCGATCTCAGGTAATCTCGTCCGCCATCGATAAACACTGTCTTATCAGAGCTCACCCGATAGTCATGGCGATATCGAGAATAAATCACATCACCATTGAATGCTTTGACACCCACGATATGACCTTCTGTAGCAGAGATGCCATCAGCAATCATGGGATGTCCATGCAACATAAACAAAGCAAAGTAGTTAGAACCTTCAGGATGAGCTTTGACCGTATAGAAGATAGCAGCAGGGAAGTTTAACCACTTGCCATCCTTATCCTTTAGGCAAGATTCAAACACATACGTACCCGCATACTTATCTTCGATATCTCTGATCTGCTCTTGCGTCAGAAAAGTGCATTCATTCAATATGTTCATCGATATTTCCTCTTAAATACTTTAGCGTATACTCTCTCTAGACCTTCTTTATCTGGATGGTTATGGATCCATTGACCTGTATGAGGACTGAAATGCTCCCTAAAGAAATCATCCATCATCTCATTGCCCGTGACTACCTGAACATTGATCTTGTCAGCGAGAGCGTCAAACTCTGCATCTGACATGACAGGATCATCATGCATCTCATAAGCATATGCTGCTATAGACAACCTGATCCTGTTACGCCTTTCGACGTCCGAATCTATGCCATTAAAGAATGCTTCTATGCTCATGCCGCTTCTGCCATCGCTATGTGTTTGCATGTCTTACGAAATCCGAATCCTGTACAGGTACACGTCTTATTGTTTGTTCCAATAATAACAGTATATGACGTTCCTTTGCCATTGTCAACCATAATGATTTTTTCTTTTGGCGTCGGTTTTGTGTTGACAACCTCACCATTCATCTCTATAATCATATCTGTAGATATTATACGAAACTTCATCTTATCATCAGTCGTAAGGCATACAGCGTCATAGCTCACCCACTTAGGTGTAGGTACTACTTCACCTTCATACGTATGAAACATAGGTTGATTAGCATAACGAGTGTCATGTAGAGAATTCTTGACTTTGACTTTCATCTGATCACACACCTAAACGAGCGTTCAATATGTCATTGATCTTGTTGTAGATCAATTGTTTGATCCATTGTGGAGCAGGATCTTTGTCCATGCGATCCATCAGATCTAACAACTGTAGATCGCTTAATTTATCGAGACGGGCGAGTTCTTTTTCCATTAGTAGCAAAATCCTTGGACGATATCTTTATCTTCCTCTTCGATGGTATCTGTGATCATGCTTGAGATCAGAGACAATTCTTCAATTTCATCTTTTTCCAGATATATGTTATTTGGAAGTTGATCAATCAATTTTTGAATCAAAACGAGTTGTTCTTCCGAGATGATGATTGTATAAGTTTGCATTTTTCTCTCCGTTGTTTGTATTATCAATATAAGCCATTCTCGATAGAATGTCAACTGTTATTTTGATAAAATTTAATTATTATTTTATGATAAAAGCGGTTGACATTTTCTCTTATATATGCGATTATGAATAATAGGAAATGAGGAGAGCTACATGAAATTCAATCTTACATCAGAAAAGATATCGTCAATCGCTTCTATGCCTTTCGCAGAAGCGATGAAGTATTCTTTAGATATCATCAATTCAGCCCATAAGAGCTCGATTGATCCGACTGATGCGATGAAGATTGTCCGTCTGCGTTATAACATAGCGACCAAGAAGAACTCAGTTCAGCTGATGAAATTGTTCTACGATATAATCCTTGCTGGTGAAGGCCTCGGCGTCAAGAATTCTAAGTGGAAAAAGCAGTACGGGGGAAATTTCTGACATGTCAATTCAACAAATCCAAGATTTTCATGTGAAACTAGAGATAGGTGAGAAGGGTGAATGTTTCATCCTAGGTTATCTATATTCTAAGAACCTCACCGATAAGATATACAGGGTAGCACAGTACAGTGCTAAGTTCAAGCAGAGATTTCCTGAGACCTTCAAGAGCCAAAGGAACAGCCCTTATCGCTGGAATAACCGAGAGCTCCCTGACTTCTATGTCATATCAGCTGATGGTAAGAACAAGTTCATCGAAGGCAAATGTAAGCAGGGGTTCAGGGGAGATGTCTGCTTGAGCACTAAGCATGTGAAAGGATATCTCGATCTGCATGAGACTACAGGGATAGACATAGAGCTATTCATGATCTTGAAGAATGATCGGAAGATGTATCGGATGACTGTCGATAACTTCATCAACCACGGGAAAGAGAACTATAACAGCAAGAATCCCAAAGATCCTTACTATTCTTGGAAAACAGAGAAGCTAGAAGTGATCATGGAAAATCTGCCGATTGAGATATTTGAAACTTCTTACAGATAATTCAATTATTTTAATAAAAGCGGTTGACATTTTCTTGCATATATGCGATTATGAATAATAGGAAATGAGGAGAAGTGATTATGAACGTGAATGAAGCAATGTCGTTGTCCATCCAGCTCGAGACCCTCGCTGATATGGCGAAACTTTTCAATTCATCCCGGGATCAGCTCTGTGAGTCGATCCTCATGGTTTCTAAGAACCTTAAGGATATGGCAGATCAGATGGATCTTGAGATGTCAGCGTACGCTGATGAGAAATATCAGGATTCAATCGTAGCACAGGGAGTACGTTGATATGATCTGGGTAGCATATAACCACAATGGTGTTGAGATCTGCCGCAATGCTGATATCGGGAACTTGATGGAAGAAGTCATGTTCTACGAAGAAGTTACCGGCAATCGCTGTTCAGTTAAAAAGATTGAGGGCTAATAGTCATGGGACCTAATATCACGCTCACAGCATTTGAAGGGTTGGTCATGTTTGGACCTTTTATTGGAATGACAATCTTGATGGCAGTCGGATTTGCTTTTTTTGGTAAGGAAGAAAATTGAAAACACTCTTTCAGCTTAGTTTCAACAATTACATGTTGTTTAATTTAGTAGGCAAGCGCCTGATCTGGGAACGTGGATGGGCGACTGTCGAATATGATGAGAGATGGGTCGATAATATTGGAATTGCTGGAAAATCTGTCAGGCATCTCTTAGAAGAATTTGATGAAGTTTATCTAGTGACGGAGATATGAGATGTTAATGACGTTCGTAGTCATCAGCGTATTGATTGCTGCAGCAGCATTCTGGATAATGATGGGCAACCTCATTGAGCTCGTAATACAAGATGAGAAACTAAAAGCAGAAAACAATAAACAAGATAAACACAATGCTTCTGTTGCTAAACTAGCAAAAGAGCAAGAAACACTATTAGAAGAGCATAAAATTAAACAAGCAGCCAAATCTGCTAAATCACACAAGATGGTAAACTGAGAGGAAAATAACATGAATAGGAAAAAAAAAATTGCTATAGTTGGAGCTGGTAATGCTGCTTTTGCTACCGCTCTTACTCTTTATGATAGCTTCTGGGGCAGATCGTACATCGATAAAATAACAATATATTATGATCCTTCTATTCCTATAGAAATAGTTGGGCAAGGAACAACTATAAAGATTGTTGAAACCCTTTATAACGTGCTTGGCATTAATTGGTATACTGACAATAATTTAATAAAAGCAACATTTAAAACTGGTATTCTTTATGAAAATTGGGGTAAAAAAACGGAAAAGTTGTTTCATCCATTTCCTCTAACCAATACGGCAATTCATTTTGTTCCGCATTTATTGTCTAAAGTTGTATTGGAATGTGGGTTATTTGATGTAGTTGAAGCAAATATTGTTGATCCAGAAAAAGAAATAGATGCCGATTACATTTTCGATTGTAGGGGAAAAAATAATAGAGATCCGGAATTATACGAAACATTAATCAATCCTCTTAATCACGTAATTCTTGCTAAAATTCCAGAACCAGATTTAAAATTAATTTATACCCGTGCTGTAGCAACTCCCAACGGTTGGACTTTTGTAATACCAAATCAAGACAGCGTAAATTATGGGTATTTGTTTAACGATAAAATAACAACTACAAAAGATGCCTTAGATAATTTTTCTGAAATGTTCAATGTCATCCCTCATATGGATTTTCATTTTGAAAATTATCTTGCCAAGAGTGTGTTTCAAGGTGAAAGAACAATATTAAATGGAAATCGTTTATCTTTTTTAGAACCATTAGAAGCAAGTTCAATAGGTTTTTATGTAGAAGTAGCAGAAAAATCTTTAGATTATATATTTAATAATGTAAGTAGAGAATTAACGAATAAAACAATTAGAACAGAAATGCATAAAATTCAAAATTTTATTTTATGGCATTATCAATATGGATCAAAATATAATACTCCTTTTTGGGATCATGCAAAATCTTTACCGTTCGAACCAGATGAAGAATTTAAATCAAGGGTAGATTATGTAAAAAACAATGATTTTTACACTTGTAGGAATGGTGGGGATGAATATTCTCAATGGCCTCATATGAGTTTTAAATTGTGGTTTGATGCTATGAATAGTAAGTAAGACGTGCCTGGGCAAGAGATGCCTGTAAGAAAAAAACAAAAAATGGTAAACTGAGAGGAAAATAACATGAAGGAATCTTTTAAAATGGCTAACGTCGTTGGAATAGTTGTATTGTCTATCATCATATTTGCGCTAGCCCCGTTCGCTGTAATCTGGGCACTGAATACGGTGTTCCCTGTCCTAGCTATTCCTATGGATTTTAATACATGGTTAGCAACAACACTTTTGTGTTTATTGATTTCTGGTAGTAAAGTTGCTAAAACCTAACCTTTGCTATAAATTTTCAACGAGACATAAATACTCTTGTACCATGTGCAGGAGTATTTTATGCCTATACTAACCAATCAACCTGATAACATAAATTTTCTTTCGCCGTTAGCATTCAAATTCACGTTGGCAAGGGCGCCAACACTGAATTTCTTTGCTACAGCAGTCAACATACCTTCTGTAGAACTAGGATTTACAGAAATACCTACGCCATTCAAAATGCTCCCATTTGCGGGTGATAAATTGGTATATGGCGATTTTCAGATGACGTTCAAGGTAGATGAAGATTTTTCTAATTACTTTGAAGTGTATAATTGGTTAAAAGCGCTCGGACATCCTGAATCTTTTTATGATTATAGTCAACTGAGAGGTGCTAAGACCGGAAATAAAGAGACAATCATCTCAGACGCTACACTGATGATATTCAATAGCTCCTACATGCCTAATGTAGAGATATTGTTTCAGGATTTGTTTCCTACATCTCTCGGTGATATAAACTTCAATACGACTGACACAGATGTCAACTATGTGACTAACACCGTTACATTCAAATACAAGATATTCAAGATAACAAAACTCTAAAGGATTATTATGACGCTTGATGATGTTCTGAATATGTGGGCTATAGATTGTGAGATGGATAGGACGGAATTGGGT